GTGATGTTGCTGAAATGCTTGACAATGTTCTGCAGTATTTTATTGATCATGCTCCTTCCTCAATTAAGCGTGCAAAGTACTCAGCAACTCGTGAGAGAAGTATTGGTATTGGTGCGTTAGGTTGGCATGCATATCTACAGAAGAATAATCTTCCATGGGAATCATCATTGGCAGTTGGTAGAAATAAAAACATCTTCAGAACAATAAGAGAGAAACTAGATGTCGCTAATAAAGAATTGGGACTTGAACGAGGTGAAGCGCCTGACGCAGTGGGTACTGGGAATCGCTTTAGTCATCTTATGGCTATTGCTCCCAATGCTTCTTCTTCCATTCTCATGGGCAATACTAGTCCTAGCATTGAACCTTATCGTGCCAATGCTTATCGCCAGGATACTCTATCGGGTTCTCACCTAAACAAGAATCGTTGGTTAGATAAAGTTATTCAGAAGCATCTGGCAGGTGATGGTGAGACGATATCAACAAATGATTATAATGATATTTGGTCTTCAATTATTGCCAATGATGGTTCTGTCCAACACTTGACATGGATGGATGATTGGACAAAGGATGTGTTCAAAACTTCAATGGAAATTGATCAACGATGGGTTGTTCAGCATGCAGCAGACAGACAAGAATATATCGACCAAGCGCAATCGTTGAATGTATTCTTTAGACCAGACAGCCATATCAAATACATTCATGCTGTTCACTTCCAAGCATGGAAGCAGGGACTAAAGACTATGTACTACTGCCGTAGCGATAAGATTGCCAAAGCAGATAAAGTATCAAAGCGTATCGAAAGAGAAGTCATTAAAGAGATTGACCTCCACGCATTAACAGGAGATGCTGACACTTGTCTAGCATGCGAGGGATAAAATGATTACAAAAACAAAAAATAATTTAACAGACCAGCGAACATACTTCAAGCCATTTAATTATCCATGGGCATATGAAGCATGGTTAAAACACGAACAGGCGCACTGGCTTCACACAGAAGTGCCAATGGCAGAAGATGTTAAAGACTGGAAGAAGAAACTAAATAGTGAAGAGAAACAATTTCTAACTAACATCTTTAGATTCTTCACACAAGGTGACATTGATGTTGCTGGTGGATATGTGAACAACTATCTTCCGTATTTCCCACAACCAGAAATTCGTATGATGCTAATGGGATTTGCTGCTCGTGAAGCATTACACATTGCTGCTTACTCACATCTGATTGAAACTCTGGGTATGCCAGAATCAACATACAATGAGTTTCTTGAATATCAAGAGATGAGAGATAAGCATGATTATGTTACCGAACTAAGTTCCAAGAATGGTACTCTTTCTTCAACTGCAACCCACATTGCCGTGTTCAGTGCTTTCACTGAAGGGATGCAGTTGTTTTCTTCTTTCATTATGTTGTTAAACTTCCCTCGCCATGGCATCATGAAGGGAATGGGACAGATTGTTACTTGGTCTATCGTTGATGAAACAATGCACTCTGAGAATATGATTCGTCTATTCAAAGAGTTTATCAAAGAGAATAATGAGATCTGGAATGATGAGTTGAAGGGTAAAATTTATACCATCGCTGAGAAGATGGTTGAACTAGAAGATAAATTTATTGATCTGTGCTACGCCAATGGTGACATGCGTGATTTATCAGCTGCAGATGTTAAGCAGTATATTCGTTACATCGCTGATAGAAGACTAATTAGTCTTGGCATGAAGGGTGTATTTAAAGTAAAAAGAAATCCTCTTCCATGGGTAGAAGAAATGATCAATGCACCAGTACACGGAAATTTCTTTGAGAATCGTGTCACTGATTATGCAAAGGGTGCGTTGTCTGGTTCTTGGGGAGATGTTTGGGGTAAGGCAGCATAATGGCATATTCAGATAAAGTTATTGACCACTATGAGAATCCACGCAATGTGGGTTCTCTAGACAAAGACGACCCGACAGTTGGCACTGGTATGGTCGGTGCACCAGCATGTGGTGATGTAATGAAACTACAAATTAAGGTAGATGAAGATGGTATTATTAGAGATGCTAAGTTCAAGACATATGGCTGTGGTTCAGCAATCGCCAGTTCGTCGTTGGTTACAGAGTGGGTTAAGGGTATGCATGTTGATGATGCTGCTAAACTTAAAAACTCAGAAATTGCCGAAGAACTAGCATTACCTCCAGTTAAGATTCACTGCTCTATACTTGCTGAAGACGCAATTAAAGCAGCAATCCACGACTACCAACTAAAGTGTGCATGCTCATGATTAATCTAACAGATAACGCCAAAAAACAAATCTCAGAAATTCTGTCTGATGGAGAGGGTAAGTATGTACGAGCATTCATCTCTGGTGGTGGGTGTTCTGGATTCAATTATGGATTCACGATTGAAGAAGATAAAGAAGAAGATGACTTTGTTATTGAACAACTTATAGTTGACGCTATGAGTATGCAATATTTTGAGAATGCTACTATAGATTATACTAGCGACAAACTAAAGGGTTCTCAGTTTGTTATTTCTAATCCTAATGCAAAGTCTACTTGTGGATGTGGGAGTTCATTTAGCGTATGACAACAAAATATTTTGAATGCGAGAGTTGTGAAGCACGAGGAAAGATAATTCTTAAGGGAGATGACTACTCCACTTCTGATATTGTTTACTGTCCTGTTTGCTCTGCTGATATCTACGAAGAAGAGGAACTCGACGAGGATGAATAAATATGTCTTATGTGGACATATCAAAACATCATTATTGAAGAGTTACCTGAAGACTGCGTTGGCTTTGTTTATTTAATTACGAACAAAGCCAACAGTCGTATGTACATTGGCAAGAAATTAGCCAAATTTGCCAAGACTAGCTACAAGGTAGTTAAGTTAAAGAATGGTACTAAAAAGAAAAAGAAGATCAGATCTAAAGTAGACTCTGATTGGCTTGAATATTATGGTTCTAGTGAAGAACTAAATAAAGATGTAGTCTCTCTTGGGAAGGAAAACTTCACTCGAGAGATTTTATTCTTTTGCAAATCTAAAGCTGAGTGTTCATACATAGAAGCAAGAGAGCAATTTGGGAGAAAGGTATTAGAATCAGACGACTATTATAATGGGCAGATTTCTGTCCGAGTCCATGGTTCTCATATTAAGAACAAACTATGACATATTTACTTTTTGCGGTAGCACTAGGTCTTTCGGCAGTCGCAGCATATTATGCTGTGGCAGGACTAGTCGCAATCTTCGCAGCTGCAACAATTCCCATTATGGTAATGGGATCTTTATTAGAGGCATCTAAGTTAGTAGTAGCATCTTGGTTGTATAGAAACTGGGTAGAAATTCCCAAGTTGTTTAAAGCATATTTTTTAACTGCATTGATAACATTGATGTTGCTGACATCGATGGGTATTTTTGGATTCTTATCTAAAGCACATTTAGACCAAGCGATACCGACTGGTGATGTTTCCGCAAAGTTAGCTCTCATTGATGAGAAAATTAAAACCGAAAAGGAGAATATTAATGCAAGTCGTAAAGAACTTACTCAACTCGATGCTCAAGTTGATCAAACCCTCGCAAGAACAACCGAAGCCAGTGGAGCAGATAAATCCATTGCCATTAGAAGAGCCCAGCAAAAAGACAGAGCCAGAATCCTCAACGAAATCGGCACCTCGCAAGCCAAGATCGCCAAACTCAACGAAGAGCGTTCGCCAATCGCAGCCGAAGTCCGCAAAGTCGAAGCAGAAGTTGGACCGATAAAATACATCGCAGCATTAATCTATGGTGATAATCCAGAAACGGATGTGCTAGAAAAGGCAGTTCGTTGGGTTATCATTATGATTGTGATGGTATTTGATCCATTGGCAGTTTTAATGTTAGTTGCTGCTAACTGGAATCTTAAAAAAGAACAAAATGTTTTACCAGTTCCTGTTGAAGAACCAACTGATAATAGCATAAAAACAACTGATGATATAGAATTAGATGATTCTATAGAAATACATAAAGATGGAGAAGATCTAGATATACAAGTAGATGAACCAACGAAAGATTGGGAACCTGAGTTATATCAAAGATTAGATAAAGAAACACCAAAGGCTAATTCATTTTTAAATAAAGTACAGAATATGCTTGGTGTTAAAACCATTGAAAAAGAAGTAGAAGAACTCCAACCAAAAGAAAAAGGTGTTGGATTCGATTCAGCGGGAAGAAGAACTACTCCATAGAAGTCCATTAATCCTAAATAGTTATGATCCTAATAACTATAACAATAACGGATTTAACATGGAATTCTTTAAACTAGTAGCGGAAGTAGGTTTTCCCATTGCTGCAGCAATTGCAGCAGGGTATTTCGTCTTTCTAACCCTAAAATTCATCCTAGCAGGTGTCACCAGTGCCGTAAAGGGTATGGCTGGTATCATCATGGCATTAGACAAGCGAGTAGCTGCAATGAACCATGATGTGATTCGTATCGACACTAAAGTTTCCCACGCACTCCACATCCCACCCGATCTAGACAGGATTGCTAGAGCAGAACAATCTGACGCAAGGAGAGATTAATGTTATATGTTGATTACACTTTTGATATCCATGAAAATGGTATAATGTTCGATGAAGAACTAAAAATTAAAGGACAACCAAATACTAATAATTGGGGAACACTACCTTCCAATTGGAAAGATGGTGATTTGTTTATGTTAAAGGTGAATTCCCAAGGCAGAATTGTTCTGCATAGAAAGCCAGACTAATGATACTAGAGTCTTTTCTGGTATTCTATCTGTTGGAGTGTTTGGTTTTGATATCTGCTTATGTTCTTTATTTTAAAGAACCACAAAAAATAGAAAAGAAAATCTGGGATCCATGGGGTTTCTGGAATGGAGGGAAATAAATGGATGTCGTAGCATTAATAAACAAGTATGGATTTCCAATTGTCGCTGCTGGTGGCATGGGATATTTTGTCTACTATGTGTGGACATGGGTAACTACTGAAATCAAACCAGTAACGAGTGAAGCAAATAATGTGTTAATTGCTCTGATTGATCGCATCCGTATGTTGGATAATGACTTGATCAGATTGAATCAAAAAGTGAATGTCATCCTTTCGTTGCGAGACCAAGGAGAACTAAGTGATGTTCGCAAGAATACTGATATCAACCCTGATAAGTAATGTAGCTTTTGCTACACCATTCCCTGACCAGTCTTTTAAATCTCCATCCTTTAATGGTAGTGGATATTCGTCTCATGTTCTGACGATTGAGAACCAAGAGTTTACTCGTAGAGCACAGATCCAGAAAGACCTTCAAGCTGCATTAGATAAAGCAAAGGCTGATGCTTCTAATACAAATATACAGAAATTCTTAAACAACTTAGAATCTCGTATATACGCCCAGATCTCGCAAAATTTAGCAACAGCAATGTTCGCTACTGGTGGTGCTAGTTCTGGATCATTAAACTTTGAGGGTAATACTATATTCTGGACTAAAGATAGTTCTAATGTTTATCTCACTGTAACCGATTCTATTGGTAACCAGACACAAATAACTGTACCATTGGGTCAGTTTGTATTCCAATGAAATACATCCTAATTCTATCACTGTTAGTTTTGTCTGGTTGTGCAGTACAACAAAAGGCTGGTCTTGAGTTTCAACCAGAAGTTGTTGTTAATAAACTAGAAAAAGAGTTTGATGCTATTCCTTCTCCGAATGGTAAAAAGGTAACAGTTGCTGTTTACCATTTTAAAGATTTAACTGGGCAAAGAAAGCCAACTCCAGGAATTGCTTCTTTTAGTACTGCTGTTACGCAGGGTGCTGAAGTGTTCCTGATTCGTGCTCTTCAAGATGTTGGTAAGGGTAATTGGTTCGATGTAGTTGAAAGAACCAATATTGATAATCTGACAAAGGAAAGAACTATTATTCGTCAGATGCGTGAAGCATATGAAGGACAGAATGCAAAAGCACTAATGCCATTACAGTTTGCTGGAATTATACTTGAAGGTGGTATCATTGGTTATGATTCTGGTAATGAATCTGGCGGTGCTGCGCATAGACTTTTTGGTATTGGTAAGCAAACGCAATATTCAAAGGATATTGTTACTGTTAGTTTAAGAGCAGTTTCTGTTAATACAGGAAAGGTTCTTGTTTCAGTCGCTGTTCAGAAAATCGTTTATTCGACAGCAGACTCTATAGCAGTTTTAAAATTTATACAAAATGGTACACAAGCGTTTGAAGCTGAAACTGGATTGACAATTAACGAAGCTGGGACGATGGCGGTCAAGGCGACCATAGAAGCAGCAGTTGTGGAATTGATAAAAGAAGGAGAACGAAGGGGTGTTTGGGATTATAAAAAAGAAGCACTTGTAACCACACCACCAACTCCAGAGACACAACCTTGATAATTATGGGAGTACAAAGGAATTAACCTCATAAAATAAGGCAAAACATGCAAAAAGGTAAAACAGGAGCTGGCAGTTTTCCGAGAAAACTAACTGCAATCCTAGCACTGACTGTAATGTCAATGTCGGGGCATGCTGCTGATAACAGCATATACATTGATCAGGCTGGAGACAACAGCACAATCAATGTGACTCAAGATGGTGTAGGTAATGCGGTTCGTGGACTACCAGGAGTAGGTACAAGCAACACGACACCGATGAAAATATCTGGCGACAACAATCAAGTGGCGATCACTCAGACTGGTTCTGGGAATACATTAAGATTGGGTATCCAGACTTCTACATCTTCCACCAACCCAACTGTCACATATAACCAAACTGGTAATAACGCACTAGCCACTATTGATTCGAATGGAGATGGAACTAAAGCCAGCGCTAGCAACACAATTGATATTACTCAAGTGGGTAATGCAGGTGTTACTAATGTAGTGGTGAATGGACAAGAGAACACTATCACCTCACTGCAAACAGGTGGCAACAATAATAACTTTGATGCAACTGTTACTGGTGACCAAAACACTATAACTAACAGCAATACTGGTGGTGGTGGTAATGCTACCACAATCTCACAGACTGGTGATATGCATACTGCTTCTGTCACTACAATTGGTGCTACCAATGTGACTAACATCACTCAGTCAGGTAGTACTTCTGGAAATTCTGCAACAGTTTCTATTAATGGTTCTGGTAACACCACTGCTATTACACAAAGTGGTACTCTGGGTAATAATATTGCTAGTTACACTGGTACAGGTTCTGGTAACACTGTTAACATTGTACAGATAAATCGTTAGTATGAATTATGTTATATTATGTTTACTGTTCTTATCACTACCTTCTTTAGCTGCTTCAGTTGGTAGTATCACAGAACAAGTGAACGCAGTTCCTTCGATTCAGAGAGACAAACAAACTCTTTCTGGATCGAAAGGCACTGGCGTTGAGATGAATGACGCAATTAGAACGACTCGTGGTAAAGTTGGAATTACATTTAAGGATGACACCACAGTTCAAGTAAACGAAAACTCTAGACTGGTCATTGATGACTTCGTCTACGATCCAAAAGTAAAGAGTGGTAAACTAGCAATGAAGGTTGCGTTGGGTACTGTTCGTTATGCATCTGGGCAAATCGCCCACAACAATAATCAGAATGTGAACATCACTACACCCACTGCAACAATTGCTGTTCGTGGAACTGACTTTACTGCGACAGTTGATGAAGTGGGTGCGTCTACTATTATTCTTCTACCAACATGTCCACCTGGAAGAACTCCAATTGATATAGCCAGAGACTGTTACACAGGAATTATTGATGTTATAACTGAAGCAGGAATGGTGACACTGTCAAAACCATTTGAAGCAACTAAGGTTACTGATGGTAGTCTTAGACCATTGAAGCCAGTTATTCTCAATCTTTCTCCAGACGCCATAAACAATATGCTTATTGTGGCTCCACCGAAAGAATTGCAGAGACAAGAAGAACAAACTAAACTGCAGTATAAGAATGCATTGGATCAAAATTTCTTAAAAGAAGAACAGTTAACGAATGTGCTTGATGAACAAGCCAAAGAAACTTTTCAAGATAAACTATCAAGAAATTTACTCGAGCAAAATTTCTTAGAAAATATACTGGATATTATTAATGCGCAGTTAGCTGCTGAACTTAATCTATTGAACTCTACACCTAGTGGTCTTCTTCCAGATTATAAAGCAATCACTGGAGTGGTGGTTGAGATCGATGAGCCACATGTAACTTTGTTTAGAGATGATGGTAGTAATATTATGTCAGTTACTACACCAACATCTCAAAATAGCACCATACACATGTATCAAGGATCTATGGAAATTAAAAATAGAATTAATACTGGCGGAACAACTATAATAACTTTAAGGCAGAATTGATGAAATAT